TACCTGCTACACCTAGTTCTCCAAAACTAGGCATCATCTCTTCTAGTTCGTGCATTCTAGCTAAGGCTTGCATATTGGTCATATCATCAGACCCTCTAGCAACAATCTTTGTTACTTGGTCATACTCATCTGCAAACCAATGTACTGCATACCTAGTGGCTACCATAAGAGATGACATCTGATCTACATCTCTAGTTTTTTTCTTTACTAGAGCAGTAAGACCTTGTACACCATAAAGATTCAAGAGATCCATAGATTCTTTAGCTAGATCTTCATGCCTCTCTTTTATCTTTACATTAGCATTTACAGCACCACTAATAGCATTTTCAAATGTATTAACAATACCAACTAAATCATCTCTATTCTTAAAACCTAATCTATTTCTATTGAAGTACTCTTGTCCTACATCGTCAATTTGACCATTAGCTAACTTCTCAGTTAAATCTTTAACATCAAAATCAGTCATATCTAAAGATGCCTTAGGAGAATCCACTAAGGTTACTTTAGTACTCTTCTCTGCTCCTTCCTGTACAGCTTCTTCGGTAGTGTCCTGCACTACTTCATCTGTTTGTTTTGCACTTTGTACAGCTTTGTCAATATCTTTTTTACCTTTGGTTTCTGCTTTTGTAGCTTGTTCGATATTGTCGCTATACTTAATACCTTTGTATGCCTTGAGACCACCTATGAATGCTTCAGCCATTGATGCAGTAGTAACATCTTCGATGCTTCTCTTTATCATAGCTACAACGATGGGATCGTCTTCTTTTACTGCTAGGTAGTCAAAGATAGGTTTCATAAACTCTGGACCCATCTCTTGACCTAAGTGTGCTAAAGACTCTGCATAGTTATCCCTAAGTAAAGAAGCACCTCCTTCAGCAGCTATATCTCTACCTACTCCCCATTGAACAGGAAGTACTCTTCTAGTTGCTAAGAATGTAGCAATAGGTTTTGTAATAGCCTTTGTGGTTCTTCCAGCTACTGTTTGTGGTTGAGGAGGAACAAAAGTATCCTCATAGAACTTAATAGCATCATCTAAGTACTCAGAACGATAGTCACCTTCGCCAAATAAAAAGTCTCCTCCAGCATCCCATAGTGAATTTAAGTTGTTAGCTGTATCTGAGAAGATCTCATTAATAGAACCTACGAATCCTTTACGAACTACATCATCAGTATCTGATAACAGTTGGCTACCAAAGTCAGTAACAGAATCTAAGACAGGACTTTCATTAGCATACTTTTTATATAGTTCTGAATTAGGATCTTTTAACTGTTCTTCTATACTTAATTCTGCCATTACTTATTTTTTTTCTTAGCGTAGTAATCTTCTACTGTCTTTCTTATAGAGATCAATGCGTTTTCAAAATCTGCTAAATCCATTGGTTGTAGTTCAAAATAAGAGACTAACATATCGTATAACGGAGGTTTATAAAAGAATTGATTATCATCCCATTCATTACCTTTTGTTATATAGTAGGTAAAGGTTCTATTATAAGCCTCTTTAAATTGTTCCTCACTATTAACTAATTTAGGTAACTGTTCTAACCAAGCGTTTTCAGATATTAAATCATTACTAGTTGTTTTTTCTACATCCCAAGATGGATCATATAGTTCGTCACCTATTTCTCGTGCTCGTTTAAATACAAATTGATTTACTTCGTATTCACTAAACTGCCTCTTATCTGGTCCTCTTCCTTCTTTCAAAGCCTGTGCTTCTATTAACATCTCATCAAATTGATTCAATGCTTCTAAAGCAGCTTGAGCACGAGCAGGATTGTGATATCCTGAATCAGGATCTAATAATCTAGCTATAGATATAGAAAGGTCTTCGCCCTCTTTGTATATACCAGTACCTAGTATTCTCTTATAAAGTAAATTTCTTGATTGTCTAATAGGACTTCTAGGTTTATCAAGATTTTGTCTTGACCTACCTTTTTCAAACTGAGTAGTTAAGTCTGACATAGGTAAATCAATAGTAGGATTACCTGCCCTTATTGCTTGTATCCTAGCTTTAAACTCTTCTTGAGTTAAATCACCAGTTAATATATCTTCTTCTAATTGACTAATTAAACCTAAAGAAGTAAGGTTATCCTGTTGCTCTATAAATCCTCTAAAAGAATTTGCAGTACTAGCAGATCCTTCAATTTCTACTATTTGTTGTAATACAGTTTGTAAGGCTTTTCTAGCTGCATCTGCTGCATCAGGATCTTTTAGAGTCTTTGCCATTTCGTATAGTCTTGGCAATCCACGAACTAATTCTTTTACTCTATTTTCTTCTTCTTGTTTTTGAATCTTTAACTCTAAATTACGATTAGTTAAAGCACGAGAATTTATAGTATTAGTAGTTTGTGTTATCTGTTCTCTAGCATAAGTCGTATTTGATAATGGTTGACCATCACGACCATGAAGTAAATGAATGTTACCTAAGATTGATGCGTCACCTTCTTCTAGTGCCTTAGCAGCTATAGCGTTTATGATAAGTTTGTTACCCTTAGTAAAATCACCAGACTCTGTAGAGTATGCTATAAGTTCTCTATTAAGTTCTAATGCTTGAGTTAGAAACTGTAGTTCCTCAGGAAACTTAGATATATCTAATTGATTACCTTCGATATTATCTACTTGTTGTCTCTTTGATTCTATTCTATTGATTAACTTAGAGTACCAATCTCCTATAATCTTAGCTTCTTCAGATCCTTTGAGTTGTACATCATTAAAATCAATTCCTTCTTTCTTAGCTTTTTCTTTTTTAGCTTTTTGAAACTCATGTGAAAGAGGAAAGATAAACTCTGGATCTTCTACGTTGTACTGTTCATTTAAACCAATGATAGTTGAGTTAAGCCAATCAGGATCTTCAATAGAAGCCATAGAGATATCAGGATTCATCTCTACTAAGTTACTAATAACTAACTCAAAATTTTGATCCTTACGTTCCCTAATTAACTGGTCACGCATACCTTGCCAGTTCTGTTGCACTGATGCTTTAAAAGCATTTTGCATAGGTGTAAATACAGAACTAACAATACTTTGATTATATTTACCTAGTGAATTTAATTTAGTAAACTCGTCATCATATTTACTTAATGCTTCACTAAACTGTTCATCTGTAAAATCTTTAGGTATTTCATTTAGTTGCCTAGTTAGTCCTAAGCCATAGTTCATACCTAAGTTTTTTAATTCTAACTTTTGATATCCTGAAATCCAAAAGGGACTCTGGACATCATCCATGTCTCCATCACGAACAGCTTTACTAAAGGCATCTCTTTCACCACTTCTAAGTGATAAGTATTTCTTAGCACCTTCTTCTAATTCTTCTTCCTTGTACCCTTCAAAAACTTGAGATGCAAAATTAATTAAGGATGGATTTAACTGCTCCAATGCCTTAGCCATTTGTGCTTCTCTAGTTGGCCCCGCAAGGCCAGTTCCTTTAGGTCTTTGTACTTGGAAACCAGTAGGTACGTTAGTATCTACCTGAGTTGTGGCTTGCATAGGTCGCAACCTAATTTTTCTATCACGAGCCATTAAACCTCTGGTTTTTGATATAAGTTATACCATGATTCTTGTTTTTGAGTATTTGGATTATCTCCAACTCTACCACCTAATTTATAATAAGTAGTTCCTGCATCTAATGCACCTGATGCAAACTGAAGTGCTGATGCACTTGGATCTAACCCTCGTTGCATTTGCATAGAGTTAACTTGATTTAAGGCACTATAGTAAGCACTATCAGCACTAAATGTTAAGTTCTTTCGTTGCCTACCTATGTTACCTAAACTAGTATCTAAGTTACGATTGATTGCATTGAGGTTATTTATTGATTGTCTTTCTAAATCACTTATCTGCATTCCTGGTGATATACCTTCAACACCTGCTTCACCACTCGCAGTAATAGATGTACCAGTTGCCTTAAGTGCTTCTACTTGTTGTTCTAATGCTAAGTTACCCGCTTGTTCTAGTTGTTGATTTTCAGCAGCTTTTAGTGCTCTATTCTTTTCAGCTATCTGTGCCATTGAGTTCTTATAAGACTCATTAGCTAAACGTGCGTTCTCTTGAGCAATCTTATTAGCGTTAGCTATTTGTTCTCTCTGTGCTTCTTGTTGTTTAGAAATAGAAGCAATAGTAATAACTAATTGTGCTGCTGCTGCATAAGCTGCAAATGCTCCCATATTTTAACTCCTCGGAGAACGTACTACTAAGAACCCTTCGTACTCTGCTGATTGAAATCTACATGGCAAATGTTTTGCGTTTTGTATCTCTATAGTCACGTTATCACTCTTGGATAATATAGGTACTCTAAAAGTTCCGTTCTGTAATGTTTGTTTGTTTAATTGTGTAGTACCAATGGTTACACCACTAAATGTGTTAGTTCGAGAACTTCTACTTGAAGTAGGTAAAGGAGATACTATTACTTCAAAGAACCCTGAGTCACTAAAGTTAAACGACATATTACGTATCTGTAACCTAGCGATCTCAACAGTAATATCATTTTGTTTATGTACCTGTTCACTTACACGATACTTAAATGTAAAGGGTATACCTGCAAATACTGATTTACCTGCTGCTAGTTGTGTAGCAACATCACTCGAAGTAATGATCTTACCTGTCTCCAATATGTATTGTGCAGTATTATCAGTATAAGGTAATGATGTAGTACCTCCTGTCTTAAGTTCTACCCTTCGATCTAAATGTATACTTTGATTATCATCCATTACTGATGATGCAGGATCTGTAGATAACGTAAGTTTCTCTAAGAATAGACTAGTACCACGTTTAAATAATAAAAATACATCTGATCCTAAAATAGACATAGAGAGTACATTAGCATCGAAAGTCCACTTAGACCATGATGACTGTAGTTTCTCTGCACCTGACCAAAAGTATTTATATACGTATATACTCTTTCTATCTGTATCTCCTAATGCTAGTAATATCTCTTCATTAGAAGAACTAGCTAGTTGTAAGATGTTACCTTCGATGTACTCAGGTACATGTGCGGTTACCTCTTGTGCATCTGAGGTCTCCGTAGAGATATCTAAGAAGTACTCACGTACACCTGAGAAGTTACCTCGTGTAAAAGGAAAGTAAACATACCTACCTGCTGGTACTGGTTTAGCAGTAGTGTCTGTTTCAAAGTTAGTAGCTACATCAATAGAAACAGTAGTAGGTGTTAGTAGTTCTCCTGCGGATACCTTAAATTGCTGTAAGTCTGAGAAAATAAGAAGACTTTCGTTAAAAGGAATTGCATGTCGTAATATGGATACCTGATTATTTGATACTGCAACATCGATTGGTTCACTATCTAAGATAGTTAAGGTTGTAGTTACAAAGAGATTGTAGAACCCACCAGACTCACTAAAGATTACATTCTCGTCACTTAAGAAACCTAAACGATTTCTATGAAAAAATATATCGTTAATCTCAAAGTCTGTAAAAGAAGGAAATGGGTTACTATCTATGTCACCAACAGTACGTGATAACCAAGGTGATTGTTCTAACACAAAGTATACTTGATTATTATGAAACTGTTTTTTTAATTGGTGGGGCATTGTACTAGCATCAAAGCTAGTTTTGTAATCGTCTGAAGTTTCACCAGCATACCTCGGTAATAAAGTCTCCTTCCAAGTGTCACCATTCCAATACACATAATAATCATCCTGTGCCTTTTGGTTATCACCTCCTACTTTAATGGTAAAACCTATTCCTGTTGTGGTAAATGCACTACCATCCCAGCCTTTCTTTGCATCTGAAGGTAAGGTAGCAGGTAGTTTACCAAAGGAGGACACTTGTTTATGCCCAATGAATACATCTATATCTTCACCACCACGACCATCAGATACTTTTACATCAAAATTATCTGTAGCTGAGTATATGTATATAAAGTTTTCTTTAGCATTGTATATAGTTTTAAATGATGAACCTAGTGCACCATTAAGGTGTGAAGCATTTGATCCTGTTGATGGAGTACTTAGTGATTTAACAGTAGGTGTGTTATTTATAGCAACTGTATCAAAAGTTACATCACTAATAACCTCACTACCTACGCCTAAACCTGAAGTACCTGTTGCTAATGATTTAGCAATTACTTGTGTACTAACTGCTGCTTGGTTGTTAAGTTGTTGTGTTGTAGTTGTGCCTGAACCTGAAGTTGTACTTTTAATAACACCATCAGGTGTAGTTACTACTACTTCATGTGTAGTACCAGCAGCATTGGTAACCTTAACTGTATAAGCAGATTTATAGTCACCATTTTTTACGTAGATATATGCTTCGTATGGTCTCTGGTGTGAATAAGTAGAACCTTTGGTAATGGTCTTACTTCTATTTAAGAGAAACGTAAAGTCAGCAACAGTAGTAGCACCAAAGGTTGCTTGTGCAGTAGAATTTGAAGGTACTGTTAAGTACCCTGTTTCAGTACTAGTTAAAGCATCTTTATTAGTATTTTTAAATACTGGTATCTCATTACCTGCTTGAGCAGTAGTAGTATTTGTAGCATGATAAGGTGCATACTTACCTACTAAATCAAATACTTTAATACTCTGATCTGATAATACTGCTACGTATGCTTCTTCTTCATCTCTCTGTATCGTATGAATAAATGCAGTAGTATCATTAAAGTTATTATCAATCTCACTTATATGCTGAGTTCCAGGTCTCTTCTCTAACCCACGTACAACCGAAGATAAACCATTCTCTTGGATCTCCCCTTGGGTAGGTAGTCTTAACGATGGTGGTTGTTGTGACACACCATTGATTAAGTTAGGGATAGCTCCAGATACTAACGGCATATTATGATGATGTTTCGGTGAGTGTATTGGTTATATAATGCTCACTATAGATGTTTCTATCTATTGGAGCAAAGGTATCATAGTTATCAAAGATATTAAAGTCAGCAGTCTCTGCTTGATAATCTTGTAGTTCTATATATGCTTGTTGTTCATCAACTAGTTGAAACCCATGTATATTAGGAGAACTTAAGACTCTATCTTGAAATATACGTGCAGAACGAATTGTAATGTAACGTCTAGCTACTTCAGGTATATCAGTAAAGTCTAAGAGAACTACTGCATCTACTTGTACACCACTTGTAAATGTATAACTATTAGCTATTCTATCGTATAACTTACGTCCTCTCTCAACTATATCTTTAGTGTTAGAACGTAAAGTTGTTCTAGTGTCCACACGTAAATAGTTATTAGGTAATACTATTTGATTATCACTATTAAGAGGTAAAGTTACTTTTAAATCTGTATTAAATATCCAACCCTTACTCTGAGTTTCTTTATTAACATTCTCTAAGATAGTTTCGGCTAACTCAGCATCTTCTAATCCTGATATCAATGAGTTAACTGGTGCTTCACCAATACTCGTGAGCATTACGTTAACTGCTTCTAGTTTAGTTGTGGGTTGTAGTGTAGCCATTATGCGTACTTCTTACTTTTCTGGGATTTCTTTCTTTTTTTATACATCTTCTTAGCCTCCCTATATTTCTTTTTTTGTTCAGGAGTTAAGTAATCTTCTATCTCAGGGTTAAGCATCCACTTAGGCATCCCCTTGAGTTGCTTCTTTTTCTTCCCTTCAAAGTCAGGCTCATCAGGGATTTTCATTTGTTTTAGTATATTATTCATAGTAATGAAAAGGGCAGAGCAAGCCCGAACACTTGATGCCCTTAAAATGGATGCAGTCCTTAATTAGCCAGTTGCATGTGTTGACATACAAGCTACTGCCATAGCAGGACGGAGTACATCGTGTCCCATCGCATATTTGGACACGATTAGAGTACCTTGTCGGTCAATCTGGTACTCTGATTCAACAGCCAAGTCCATGAGCTTAACAGTTGCTACAGCGTCTTTGGACATGACGAAGAAACGAATTTTAGATACTTCAGCTTTAAGATCTACAGAAGCTCCATCAGCATCAGTACCTCCATCGGCACCTGTTGTAGAACCAGCAGAAGCTGATGCATCATAATCGGCATCTTGATTATTAGTAATATCGTATGCCTTATCTCTTCCTGACTCACCAGAAATAGGAGTAGGACCAGTAGATGCTTGTCCTGTTGCTCCTGCCGTAGAGAGATCAGAAAAGATTGAATTAGACCAACTTCCTGCTGAATTATAGGAACCAAAGTGAGGTGTGGTTACAACTGGAATACCTGCAATTGTTGGTAATTGCATAGCTCCAATCGAACCTGTTCCACCAAAGTCTCTATTGAATACAGCAAGATCAGTTGCTGAACTAGAGGTACTATCGAAAAGATCATAGTATGAGTCAGTGCTCATAATACAAACTAATCCATCAAGAGGTGCTCCGATTTTCTCAAGTTCTCGTCTTGCATCCATAATGGCTTTAACGATAAATTGAGGTTTTCGTGAGTCACTTCCATCAGCAGTAGCACCAATGGTAATGTTTGCAGAAAAGTCTTCCTGATCAAATGTTTTATAATTATTGATCAACTTAGAAGCACGTTCTACGTTAGTTGCTAAAGAAGCCTTGGTAAGAACACGTAAAATGTTCTGATCAGCTACTTTAGATAAACCATATCCTGCTTCCTGAGTGTACACATTCCTCACATCGTAATGCTGAATTGCTTCATCAATACTAGGGATAAACTGAGCGTTAATCAAGAGGTCATCAATGGTGACGAGTCTCTCTGAGTGTTTTGCGTTTGCATCAGGTGCAATACGATTTCCAGGGGTATGGTAAGCAGCATCCCTATATTTACCAGTCATGATAAATTGGGCTTCCTTACCTTTTGAAATGGTTCTCACTCTACCGAGAGGCATCATTACGTTCCTAGTCTGGAACGCAGTCATGACCTCACCTGCATAGAGTTTGAGAAATAGTTCTCTAGGATCGGAACCACCATCAATGGTGGAACCTACGTTACGGGTACCACTACGAATAGACGTATATTCGCCAGCAGCACTTTGAAAATCAGGCATTATTACCTTTCTTGTTTATGGTTAAGTATGTACACATGTGCATACATCCTGGTAAACAAGAGTTCGTACTAGGTTCTCCCTCGCAAGGGGCAAAGTCTAATATCTTGAGTACGGATAATTCTGCTTAATGTTACATTATATTTGATCGTGAAAGACGATCTGTTACTTCCCTTCGGTATGCAGGGTCTGAATGATACCGAGGGTCACTCATGGCAGACGTTAGTTGTTGTACGGACTCATAACGACTACCTAAAGATTGCCCTCCACTACCTGAGATTAGGTTAGGTTCAGTACTCTGGTTCTCTAGCATAAACCTCGATGCTAAACCTTGAACGGCAAAGTTGACTAAGTTGTTGTCTCCAGATTCTATCATGTGATTAAAAGCATCTACTTCATATTCATTTAAATTATCTGATGCCCACTCTGTCATCGCTTGATAGTTCTCTTCACCACCAACTGAGTCATACACACTTGACTCTATCTGTTCAGCCATTGCTAGTTGACCTTCAAGATAGTTATCTACCATTTCTGATGGTATCCCTGCTTCATCTAATGCTTGATAAGCTGCATCAGAGAGTCCACCAGTTTCATTAAATTCTTGTTCAAACTTTTGATAGTCTAAACCATACCCTTCTAGAAACGAGTCTACATTATTAGAAGTAACTTGATCTCCTTCTTGGTATTCTTGTGCTTCCTGAGATTCCTCATAGTATTGCTGAGGTTCCTCTTGGTTACGAGTGTGAAACTCTTGTTCTAGATTTTGGTATGCTTCAGCTAGTTCCTCAGCGGAACTAAACTTTTCAGGTAACCACTCTGGTCTATCATCTGTTTGTTCGACACCTTCTACTTTATCGAGCATCTCCTGTACATGCTCGGCTGATTCTATGTGCTGTGCATCATCAGCATTATGAGTTTGAACTGCATCCACCATTCTTACTCTTTCTTTTTATTTTTTACTTTTTGTTTTTGATTTACTCTTACTTTTACCTTTACCAAAGTCACCAGTTTTAACTCGTATTTCTCTATACGCTTTACCCATATCTTGATTTGGACCTACTTTTTCTAATTTATCTAACTCATCTTGACGTTGAGTTGTTTTTCTTTCTCCATCTAAACTAAAAACAAAACTATCTTTTCCTGCTCTTCTAGCAGCCATAAATTCTTTTTTAAATTGTTTAGCATATTCAGGTGATCCTTTTTTTGGTTTACCTGCTTGTACCTTTACAATTTTTTCTCTTTTAGGTGTCTTTGCTGCCTCTTGTACACGTTTATTAATGTTTTTAAGAGACATAAAGTCTTTAAATTTGCTAAGTAAAGAATCTTTAGTATTGGTTTCACTTAGTGTTTTCATGGGAGGTCTTCCTCTTTTACTCCCATACGTACCTTTACCTTGTGGCATTATTGTCCTTGTTGTTGTTGATTCTGTTGAAGACTTTCGCTCACTTGTTTAACAATCTCAGGATTTCTAACGGCACCTTCTGCCATTTTACTCATCATCTGAGATTGCATTTGAGCTTGTTGTGCTTGTTGTGCTTGCATCATCTCTTGTTGTTTTTGTTCTTGGGATTTGATAAGTCCATTAGTATCAATGCCAAGAGATGCCCCAAGACGATCAAGATAATCAGTGACATTTAACTCCTGTCCCAATACCTGTGGTCCCAAGGGTTGCAAGTACTGTAAGAATGTCGCTAGTTTGTTAAGGTCTTGTCCTCGACCTAACGCTTCGATGCCTGTGACAATCTGTGGTTTGAGAGAGTCTTTAGGAAACTTAGGCATCTTCTTTTGTTGTTCTAAACGATTGAGTAAGAGGTTAACCAAGGGTACCTGAAACTCCTGAGATAACACTGAGTAAACACCGCCTAATGCCATCTCTAGTTCCTGGGCTGCAAATCGTATCTCTTCTGCGGTTACTCTTTCTGCTTGTCTCTGTACTGCTGAATTAAGTAAAAATGCAAATGATAGACGTTCTTGGATTTGCCTTGATACATCTTGTGCTACACGAAAGTCATTGAACTTATTGACTTGGAGTACTGAAACATCTTCAGCAGCACCTTGTACAATAGCTCCATTAGGAGACTCTGCTAATGATCTGAGTTTTGTGGTACCATTAGGTCTCACCATAAAGAGCACCTT